ATATAAATTTGTATACGACAAAAAAGTATTACCCTCAATGAGAAGTATGCAATTCGGTGGTAAACCAATTGAAATTTCACCAAATAGAATTTATAACTGTGCTTATTTACCTATCGACCACTTAGACGCATTTTCAGAAACAATGTTTTTATTGTTAGGTGGTACAGGTGTAGGTTATTCAGTACAAAATCATCATGTGGAAAAATTACCAGAAATTAGAAAACCAAACCCTAATAGAACAAGAAGGTTTGTTATAGCAGATTCAATCGAAGGTTGGGCTGACGCAATAAAAGTTTTAATGAAATCTTACCTAGGTACTAATTCATCTACACCAAGATTCGATTTTTCAGATATTAGACCAAAAGGAGCTATGTTGGTTACATCAGGTGGTAAAGCACCAGGACCCCAACCACTAAAAGAGTGTATACTTAAAATCACTGGTGTTTTAGATAATAAAAAAGATGGTGAGAAATTAACTACTTTAGAAACTCATGATATAATTTGTTATATTGCTGATGCAGTATTAGCTGGTGGTATTAGAAGAGCAGCACTTATTAGTTTATTTTCAGCTGATGACAATGAAATGATTTCTTGTAAATCAGGTAATTGGTGGGAGTTAAACCCACAAAGGGGTAGAGCTAATAATTCAGCTGTATTATTAAGAAATAGAATTACAAAAAGTTTTTTCTTAGATTTATGGAAACGAGTGGAATTATCAAATGCTGGTGAACCAGGTATTTATTTTACTTATGATAAAGATTGGGGAACCAACCCATGTTGTGAGATAGCACTAAGACCATTTCAGTTCTGTAATTTATGTGAAGTAAACGTATCCAATATTGAGTCACAGGAAGATTTAAATGAAAGAGTAAAGGCAGCATCCTTTATTGGTACATTACAAGCTGGTTATACAGATTTCCATTACTTAAGGGATATATGGAAAAGAACCACAGAGAAAGATGCTTTAATAGGTGTATCTATGACTGGTATTGGTTCAGGTGTTGTGTTGGGTTATGACATGACTGAAGCCGCAGATATTGTTAAAGAAGAGAATAAAAGGATTGCTGATATTATAGGTATAAACGAATCAGCTAGAACTACTACAGTTAAACCAGCTGGTACAACATCTTTAACATTGGGTACTTCATCTGGTATTCACGCTTGGCATAACGATTATTATGTTAGAAGAATGAGAGTAGGTAAGAATGAGTCTATTTATAATTATTTAGTCACAAATCACCCTGATTTAGTAGAAGACGAATTATTTAGACCACACGATACCGCTGTAATCTCAGTACCACAAAAAGCACCAGAAGGTTCTATATTAAGACATGAATCACCATTTGATTTATTAGAAAGGGTTAAGAAAGTATCACAAGAATGGATTAATCCAGGTCATAGGACAGGTCAAAACACACATAATGTGTCAGCAACCGTATCTTTAAAACCAGAAGATTGGGAGTTAGCTGGAGAGTGGATGTGGACTAATCGTAAGTATTATAACGGTTTGTCTGTATTACCTTATAATGGTGGTACATATGACCAAGCACCATTCGAAGATTGTGATGTCGAAACTTATAAAAAAATGATGAAGTCTTTAACAAACATTGATTTATCTAAAGTTATAGAATTAGAAGATAATACAGATTTAAGTGGTGAACTAGCTTGTGCTGGTGGAGCTTGTGAAATTGATATAGATTTAACCAAAATGTCAAAAAATGGTGTCGAAAAGGTATAGTAACATAAAAAAAAACAAAGGATAAAAAATAACCCCCTTAATTGGGGGTTTTTTATGCCTAAAATTTACATTTCAGTATTTTACCATAAATTATATAATTGAATATTTATTAATAAAAAACAAATGGGGTATAAATACATTAATATAGCTTTTCCTTTTGAGGATGATACAAAGAAAAACTATTTTCTAAAATTAAACGACCAAGGTAAACAAGCTATTAAATCTGATTTAATACATTTACTATTAACAACACCTGGTGATAGACTTTATTTACCAGATTTTGGTTGTAATTTAAGGCAATATATTTTTGAACAAAATGATAGTCAAACTCATAGTAATATTAAATCTGAAATACAAACAGCTATAGACAAATATATCCCCAATTTAGTAGTAACAGAATTAAAAGTAGAATATCCAGAACAGGGTGAATTTAATGTTAGACCAGAACATTCAGCTGTAGTTAGGATTGATTATATATTTACCGAAGGAGCATTACAAAAAGCTGACTTTGTAATAATAGAAATATAAAATAAAAAAAAATGGCAGAAAAAAAGATAAATTATTTTTCTAGAAACTTCGCTGACGTTAGGAATGAGTTGGTAGATTTCATTAAATTATATTACCCAGAAATATTTTCAGATTTTAATGACGCTTCAGTTGGTATGATGTTATTAGAACTTAACGCAGCTGTGGCTGATATGTTATCTTTCCAAACAGATAGGATGTTACAGGAAACACAGTTAGATTACGCACAAGAAAGAAAAAATGTTTTAGCTATATCTAGAACTCTAGGGTTAAAAATACCAGGATTAAGACCAAGTATAACATTAGTGGATTTTAGTGTTACACTACCAGTTAGAGGTGACACTTGGGACAATAGGTACGCACCTTTAATAAGATATGGTTCACAAGTAGCGGGTGGTGGTCAGTTTTTTGAAAACCTAGATGATATAGATTTTAACTCCCCTTACACTACAGGTGGTGTACCTAATAGATTAATTCTACCTAATATTAATAATAATAACACCATTGTTAGTTATACAATAGTTAAAAGAGAATTAGTTATTAATGGTACAACTAAAATATTTAAAAAAGTTATAAGTAAAAAGGATTCAGTACCATTTTTTGAATTAGTTTTACCAGATACAAATGTTTTATCCATAGAAAATGTTATAACAATGGACGGTACAGATTTCGTGACCAATCCGACACTAGACCAATTCATTGACCCAAATTTAAGGTGGTATGAAATGGATTCTTTAGCTGAGGATAAAATATTTATTGAGGATTCAAGTAGAGATAGTGATAACCCAGCTGTTAAACCCGGTAAGTATGTTAGTACCACTAAAAAGTTTGTGAAAGATTTCACTGATAATAACTTTTGTAGATTAACTTTTGGTAGTGGTAGTAAATCTGGTTTAGACCAATTAGATACTATATCACAAACAGGTATTAAAATAGGTGACTTTATTAATACAACTTCATTAGGTGAGATTTTAAAACCTAACACAACTCTATTTATGAGGTATAGGGTCGGTGGTGGACCAAGTAGTAACGTTGGTCCAAATATTATAAATGGACTTGGTTCTATAAATATGGTAGTGAATGGACCTAGTAACGCAGTAAATCAAACAATACTATCATCTTTAAAGGTTAACAACCCAATACCCGCTATTGGCGGAGCTGGAACCCCCACTGTGGACCAAATTAAACAACTAACAAGGTATAATTTCGCTTCTCAAAATAGAGCGGTTACAATTAAAGATTATGAGGCTATAATAGCTAAAATACCAGGTAAATTTGGTTCACCATATAGACAATTAGTCACTGAAGAACAAAATAAAATACAAGTTTATATTTTAGGTTTAGATTCAGATGGTAAATTAACCAACACCTCAACCAACACATTAAAAGAAAATATAGCTACATGGTTAGCAGATTATAGAATGATTAATGATTACGTTTCAATTAGAGACGGTAAAATAATTAATCTAGCTTTTGAAGTTGATTTATTTATAGATAAAGTTGTTAATCAGTCTGAGGTTATAAATAATGTAATACAAAGTATTAAAAATTATTTTGATATTAAAAAATGGGAGATGGGTGATAATATATATATGGCTCAATTAGTTGAAAATATCAATAACGTTGGTGGTGTATTAAATGTTATTGACGTTAGAGTTTATAATAGAATAGGTGGTGATTACTCATTAAACCAAACCACCCAAAAGTCATTACCACAGAATTTACAAACACAAATACCCTTTAATAATTCAAAAAGAATTGATTTATTAGAGGATTACGCTTTGTTCGGTGACCAAGACTCAATGTTTGAAATCAAAAAACCACAAAGTGATATAAAAGTGAGGGTAAAAAGAAGTTCTACCGTAACAGAGTCTTAGTATGGAAAGGATTAAACAATTAATTGGTAGTGCTAAATATATGATGGCACTTGATACTGATATAAATTTAAAATTAAATTTATATGGTAAGTTAAGTCCCATCAAAAGTAATTTAGATAAAATAATAGAAAATATCAGTCAAAACCAAGTTTTTGGTGAAGAACGTTTAAATTCTAATAAGTATAGATTCTTAGGTAGACTAAACTTATATACTGATAATTCTATTAACATATTAGACAGTAATGTATCATTAAGACCTAACAATGAAGATTGGGACCCACTTTTCGATGGTTCACAAATAGGTGGAACCCAACCCAAAGCCCCAAACAATTGGGTTTTACAAATATTATACCCAAATAAAATGGTTAAATACGAAAAAATACAAAATAGTTCTGTTTATAGGGGTGTGGATATTGAAACCATAAACCCGTTTGATGTTTCAGGGAAAAAACAAAAATTGTTTTTAAAAACTTACACAAATCATGGTTTATTAGAAGGTGACTTTTGTTATATATATAGTAACCAACAGAATAGTGTATACACTAATATACATAAAGTAGAATATTTAGGAGAAGAAGGTGAAGATTTAGATAAAAAATTTAGGTTAGAAACAAACTACATTGGTAATGAAAACAATTTAATATTTAAAAAAATTATTAACCCATCAGATGATGACATTAATTTTAATAAAACAAAAGAAATGATGAAGGTTAATAGTTGTGATATTAGTGGTGGTACATCGAACGCTAATTACACACTAATTACTACAGGTAACCTTACCCCAAACTTTTCGGCTAGTACACATAATGTTAGAGAATCAGATTATATAGATATTAGAGTTAACGATAATAATTATTTTTTAAATGGTTTACATAGAGTAGAAAAGGTTATAGATAGATTTAAGTGTGTAATAGATTTAAAAATAGGTAATAATCCAAACACAATAATTAATAATATCAGTATACCTTTCAGACGTTTAGACGGAACACCATCAGACTACTATATTAGGAAATTTAAATTAATATCATCTAACGATTACGAAGTTTCAAAAGCTACAGCATTTGGTAGTAGTATATATCCTAAAACTATCACAAATAGTTTAGGTGTGGCAAATGATACTTGGTTATTTACTTTTCTAAAAGATGTTAATTTAAGTGGTTTATATAGTCATAGGGGTGGTGTTATAACAGAATTATATATTGCAACAATAAAAAGAGCGGGTGAAAATACTTTTGGATGGTCAAATGTGACAGCTCATTGGGATTACACATATAGTTACGCTGACCAAAATAATAGTTTGGAACGTATATCTAGCTTTAACCCAAATAATGTTGGTACGATAGAAAAAGGTGACCCATATATTTCTGAATATTACGGTGATTTTGTGGAGTATAATAGATTAAGTTTACTAGAAAATAAATTATCTGAGATAATTCACAGATTTACCCTAAATTCATCCCCATCTCTCGAAAATGGTTATTATATAAAACCCTTTCAAAAAATAGAAATTAAAAAGTTTTCTGAATTAATAGAAGAAGCTTTATCAGACGTACCTACAAGTGGCATACCAGGTGATTCAGAAAAATTACCAAACGGTAATATTATATGGAGAGATTTATTAGAACCGGGTTTTATAGAAAATGGTGTTAATGGTGTAGATTACCCATTTTTAAATGGTTCTAACTATATATACACAAATAAAAATATTTTTATTAAAAGACAAAAATACTCACAGACCATACCTCTATTCAAAGAGTTAAAATCAACATTACCAATACAAATTTGTTAAATGAATATATATAGTTTTAAAATAAGGAATGACTTTAAATTAATAAGTGGGGGCACAATAAATCCCATGATTAGTAGTGCCTATACAGGTACACAAAAATTTACACAATACCATAAAATATACGAAAGTGATAGGTTCGAGGGAATGAATAGTTATGCTAAAAATACCACCCCAATTGGTAATGTAGGTACATTGAAATCTAGAAGATTTATCTTATCTAACACAAACGAATTCAACATTAGTAACCTTATTTTAACCGCTTCAACACTTAACCCAGTACCTAATTCATTAATATCTTCAGGTAACACAATTATACAACCCCAAAAGTTATTTAAAAACATTTCAATACCAATCAACACAAACTTCATGGAAGTCGGCCAAGAAGTTGATATAAATAGGTGGGCACAAAAAGAGGTTAGGAAAGTAATTAACCCAATATCAAATGGAGAAAGGGTGAAATACACATCCAATGTTTTTCCCAATGTTAACTTAAAATTTAGGTTCTTTAATAAAAACAATAATACGTATGATGATAACAACCTAACCAGTGGTTATGAATCAGCTGGTTTTTTACCAAATGAAATTAATGTTAAGAATTCCTTTAAAAAATCTTTTTTTAGGTTATATTTTTTTGATAGTAATGATATTAAAAATAGAAATTTGTTATCAACAGAAGATTTAGATGTTTTTGGTAGTAATAAACCCGAATTTAAATTAGATAGAATATATTGGTTTCAAGACGATGATTATTTCAGAGGTAATACCAATAATAGAATTATTTATATGGAGGCTAAATTTTTTAATGCTAAAACAGGTGAAGTTGTTAGATTTTTTAACCCACCATCATCACAAGGTACACCAGTTAAAATGAATGTTTTAGCTAATAATAATGATTGGAGAACTAGTAAAATGATAATATTAAACCCATCTAATAATAACGGATATTATAATTTTAAAGTAGGTACAAATAGTGGTGCTAACACAAACACTACAATAACATTAACACAGTATAGGTTAAAAATACAATGAGTTTTTATAATAGAAAAATACCTTTTTATAAATCTTTTAGAGTTATCGACACCGATGGTGATGGTAAAAAGGATACTATTGCTTATAAACCATATTCTGATTTTTTTAACATACAATTCGGTATAGAACAAGATGTTAGAAACATAGGTCATTACAATTTAGGTGAGAACAAACCCTTTGAAGTAATAGATTCGGTTAATTTATGGAATTTATCAAATGATGGTTCTAACGACAATAATAACAATGGTCCAACAAACAACCTAACACCAATCACAGGTGATACTCTTGGTACTAATTTACAACAAACAACTAATGAGTTTTGTGCCGACCCAAACGCTAATAATTTTAACGAATCGTTAATAGGTAATTCAGCTTTCACACCTTGCCCAAACCACAGTTGTTGTACTTATTTATCAACAGAAGATTACTCTGTAGGTTCTGGTCCAGCTTATGGAAGTGGAAGTTTAGAACCATTAGAGTGTTTAACAGTTTATACTGATTGGGGTCCATGGAACGATAATTTATTATTAAATGATTCTTATCAAATCTATAACGTTGGTAATAATGGTGGGGCAAACAATAGTTGTACTATAACATTAAGATTTATAAACCAAAACGGTGATAATAATGGTTACTTCATGGGTGGTTTTGGTACATCACAAGTTATAGAGGGTGGTTGGAATGGAATAAAAATAAAAATAGAGGTTGATAGTGGTAGTGGTTTTCAGGTCATTAATCAAGGAAACCCAATGATTAATAGTGTAGAAGAATCTTTAGAGTTTAACAACTCTACATGGACTTTAGGTAAAAAAGTAAGATTGTTTTTAGCTGCTGATGGTAACCTAATAAATACGGGATTTGGACCTTCTTTACCAGTTAATTATTACTCAACCAAACCATACAGAGATTTGGAACTATCACCACCCATAGGTTCACAAATAAAAATTACGTATTATAACCAACAATCCCCAACAAACCCAAACCCCAACCTATCATCCACATCAGATGACTTTAGATTGCAAATCTTTCAAGGTTCGACACCCACACCCCCACCAGCTAAAACACCAACTAGTTCATGGGTTTGGGAGGTAGGTGTTACAAACAGTAGCCCACAACCAATTGGTACTAACCCATTGGGAAGATACAATCAAGGGGAGAGTTTTTATTATATAGATATGGGTACCTCCCCCAATTCGGCCAAAAACAAGGTACATCAAATATGGGAGGATTATTTAAGTGGAATCCTAACTGTTTATTTACCATGGGGTCCTAATAATTCAGATGTAATGTCTACTATATTTTGGAATAACTCACTAATTTCATTAGAAAGAGACTTTGGGAATGACGCATTAAGTCCAATCGCTCAAACACTACCACCATCATATGATTTAAATTGGATAACAAACCCTTCAGAAGTATTAGTTAATTGGACACCAACTTGTCCACCAGGGTCAACTAATATTGTTTCATATTTTGACAAAAACGGTGACGGTTACATCGAGTGGGATACCAATTACCCAACAATAGATAATAATAACCAAGGTTCTGTAGACGATGGTTTGTTTAGTAAAACTAGATATGATTCACCTTATATATACCTTAAACCTGGTACTATAGATGGTGTCAACGGTTTTATTGATAACCCATTAACACAAACAACTGGTACAGCACCTGAAATTGTTGGACCAGCTTCATCAGGTGGTTGGAAAAAATATGCGTGGAAAACAAGTCCACAAAGTTCTAATTATTTTTACACAAATACATCACCAACCTGTCAATTGGGTGGTGTTGATAACTTATTTAATGTAGACCCAAACTTAGTTGACCAATCTAATAGTAATATATTTTTACCACAAAGTGATGTGGCACCAAATGGTACTATGAATGAGAGGGCTAACATAAAATATTTTGATAATAACCAACTAACAGAAGTAATTGTTAATCATGTATGGAATGTAGGTACTACTGACGCTAGAGGTGGTTGTTGTGCTAAACAATACTCAACTGCATATAATATGTCTATTGTTGGTCCTTATATGGACTCAGAGTGTTCACAATGTCATAGTCAATTAACAACACGTTCAGCCCAACCAGTATTTGACCCCCAAACCAAAATTAACATGCAAACAACTGATAGTAATGTGTTTTATGGACCATTTTTTGACCCAACAAACCCAACTTACAATGGATATGGTTTAGCGTATTCAAAAGCTAATAATTATTGTAGGAATATAAGAAGTAAAAATGGGGTAGAAATTTATAATTCATCAGAAGGTACCGAAGAAGACGAAACATTTATAGGTGGTATAATGCATGGTGGTGCTATTCAATATGCTTATGGTACGACTAATTATAATATGCTTCAGGACACTTTAGGTACGACTCCTAATACTACTAGTGTTTCACAAAACGGTGTAACTTGGCATCCAGTATCACCACCTTGTAATAGTAGTACTAGATTACCAAATAAATGTATACCAGTTTTAGGTGGGGCACCTGGTAGTAATCTCTATGACCCAAATTGTTTATCAGCTAAATGTATGAAATGTAAATTTTGTTTCAAATGTAGTGCAACCGCAATTCAACCAGGTGTTTTTGTTGGTAATACTTCGACAACACCAAGTGGTACAGGTGGTTCAACTAGTGGTTCAACTAGTGGACCAAATAGTGGAACCAATCCAATACCAAGTGTTAACTTAATAGATAATAATTCTGGCCCTATTACTTTCGATGTCAGTAATTCCCCAACCGACTCACCAGGGTCTACACCTGGTAACTATAATGGTATTATTGAAATAGCTGTCAATAACCCTAATAACACTAATAATTTACAAATATTAACTGACACAAGTGTGATTCCAGGAACTTCAGGGGATGTTGATATTGTATTTGAAATTACAGATACATCTACACAAACAGTTCATACCAACATCACTTACACTGTTACAACCCCTAACACAAATACAGAATCAATAAACCTACCAATAGGAGCTTATACTTATACTTTACAGTCAAATGTTACAATGACCTCATATGGTATAACACAAATTAGTTTAATCTAAAAAAAATAATTATGATAATAAGTGGATATACAGACGATAGATTAAATCAGATAAAAACATTTGATAAAACACAACCATACATTGTGGGTATTAATGGTATTACAAATATTACTTACGAAGACCCATCAAACCCAGATTTAGCAAACCCATTATCAATAGAGTATACAATAGATGATATAAGTTATCAAACTAGATTAGGTAAATCAAATAATTTGGGTATTAATAATAGAAACCAAATAATACAAAATACTCAGACTATTTATTTTTTTAATTCATCTGGTATAACACAACAAGAAATTAATGTTATAAAACAAGAGGCAGAAATGGGTATATCAGAACCACCCAAAATAGAAAGTGAGATATTTATTGATAGACAATCATCTTCTGTTTATGAAAAACATTTGAGGATGGAGGAAATAACAAGTTTAGAACAATTAGAAGAGTACCGTAATGGGTATTACACAATTTTTAATAATTAAATAACATGGCAACAGGAAATTATGGTACAGTAAGACCAGCAAATGTATCTCCAGATGATGTAGATATTTTTTACACTTACACACCAAGTAGAGATATACCCCCTCAAGCACCTATGAGAGTTTTAGATGCTAACAATTTTTTAACACAATTCGATAACCCAATACCTATCGGTGGTGTATTACCCACTATGTCTGGTTTATACAATTTAAACTTACCTTCTAATTTATTTTCAGCTAAGGGTTTCTATACTTTATTAATTAGACCTAAACAATATTACACAACTATTACTGATTGTGGTGTTTTATCTGCATATCCAGATATAAAAGGTTTAGTGTTTGATGTGGCAGGTTTACCCCCAGTCCTAGCTCAAAATGACTCTATGGTTGGTTACAGAATTGAATATTTTGATGATACTAATCAAATAATACCTAACCTATATAGAATAGTTACTTCAGCTAATTTAACTGAAGCTGTAAATCAAAATTTATCTAATAGCTCACAAAAAGCTATTAGATATAGATTTAATGATAACTCTAACTTATTGTTCACAACATTAACTCCCTCTTCCCCATCTTCAACAACACCAAATAAGATACCTTTTATTGGTTCACCGGGTCAGAGAGTAGTTATAACAAACACTTACTTCAATCCAGTAACCATAGAGTTAGAGATGGTTGAGTATGACACAGAAACTTTAGCCTATGGATTATTTGGTAATCAATCTAAAGGTATACAAGACGGTAAATATACTATATACGATTTCGATAATAACATATATAAACAATATAATTTATACGAAATACAAGACCAATTTACTGGTGAACCATTATTTGAAATTAGAGAAGAAACTGATGAAATAGATGATTCAAAAGATTTTGACACAATAACTAATATACCAAACGCATAAAAATGCCAATAAAAGTTGTACCAGGTTCAATAACAGAACCTTATAAAATAGGACAAGGTGATTTCTCACCAAATTTAGTAGGACAACAGTTCACCGAAGGTTCAACCTTGTTTACATTGGGTAACTTTGAATTAACAAGTAACCTTAGTGCACCTTTAAGTAGGGTGTATAACACTGGTACATTTTCAGAATCTTATAGTTTAGAAACTTTAAATATTACAGACCAAGAATCTGTATTATTATCAAACCAAAATATAACAACAGTTTTAAATTTAGACCCAGATGATTTAAGTAAATATGTTTATTTTGGTAGTTTTTACGAATATTTAAGAACCACAATTGAACAAATAATAATAAAATGGAAGGGTTCTTTATATGTCAACGTATACATACCAACAGACACCACATATACACCTAGAAACACAGTTTTAAATTACACATATGATAATATAAACGATATTTGTACTTTTGAAGTCTTTTGAAGTTCCCGTAACAACAGTTAGAAATGATTATGGTTTAAGGTTCCAAGCAGATGATTTCACTGTGAGTAATGATTATGGGGATATAAGTAACTTAAATAATAGTTTTAAAGATTATCAAATTAGTAATATATTTGGTGATTTCTATATTTTAGATTTTACAGGTAGTACAACTAGTAGTAATGTATTAACATTAAGTGTTAAAGGTAATGTTTGGCCACCACTTATGAGCTCTGGTTTCGGTCAAGCTAATTATCATATTAGACCAAAAGAAGAGGTATTAAATAAATATTTCTTCAACCTATTAGACGAGTTCGAAAATAACATCCTTAATAGACTAACAGAACCACAATACACAATTAGCATTCAAGTACCCACTCCTACAGATTCAGGTTTACAATTTTTATCTAAAATAAGATTAACTTGGCCAACCTCAGATGGTTATAATCTAGATGTTAATGGTGATAAATATGAAACTTATATAACTAATTGGTTGGGTATCTCTAAAAAAATGGATGAGTATAAAACTAGTTTAATTACTAGAAGGTTTATAACCCATTCAATCATAGAATTTGACACAGATGGAGGTGGTAACCCTATATATGGAAGAAAGGTTGATAAACTATTAAAAATATATGGTAGAGAGTTTGACGAGATTAAAAAATATATTGACGCACTAGCGTTTTCAAGGGTAGTTACTTATAATAAAAAAGATAACACACCTGATGAATTAGTGAAAATGTTAGCTAGTGAGTTAGGGTTAGACGTTCTATTGAGTTTCTTCGATAATAATTTATTTAATGATGTTTTACCAGAAAATAGTCAACAAGAAGGTTATGGTAATATTAATATAGTACCCTTTTCTGGGTATTCTAGAAATCTATCCATTCATGAAATGGATTTAGAGTTATGGAGAAGATTAGTCATAAACGCTTGGTGGTTATTTAAATCAAAAGGTCATAGAAAGGTCTTAGAATTTTTCCTTAATTTATTCGGAATAGATAATTGTGTTGTAAGCTTAGATGAGTATATCTATATTGCTAAAGAAAGATTAGATGTAGAAAGAACGTTAGGATTAATAGCGAATTATTTTGATTTAGGTATTGACGATTTATCTGTCAGTGATTACCCTATGGACGAATACGGATTTCCAAAAATACCCTCAGACTCAAATGATTGGTACTACCAAATGGATGGTTTTTGGTATAATGGTGGTAACTTATCTGAGGTTGGTAACAACCCACATTTAGGTCCTTATGACTACGGTAGAGCTTACTTATCACCATTAGAGTGTATGATAGAAGGTTTTGATGGTAGTGTTAGTGGAACAACACCTTTTAACACTTTAGAACAAATATTTACCGAATTAGATAATGGTAACATAGATAATGGTGTTCAAAATTATGGTACTAATTTTGCTGAAATAATGAACAACAATAATATGATTTCACAAAATGCTATTGTAAATCAGGCTGGTGCTATAGATGATTTTACATATGGAGATAGCCCAAACTCATTAGGTATAAGTTTCACAACAGACTTTGTTGGTGGTTGTGATGTAATACCATGCCCAACCCCAGCATTAGCTTATGATAACGGTATCTATTTCTTTAATCAGTTAACACCAAACGTGGAGTTAACAAATACTAACATATACACCACATTCTTTAATGGAGATTTAGTTTCTTTAGCTGAAGCTTCCTCACTTATAACTAAAGAATGTTGTGACGAATTAGGGGGTTATTATTTATCAGCTATGATACCACCCACTACCCCAAGTTTAATACCACCCGTAAGTTTACCTCCCTCACCCGGTAATACTGAATACTTTTCAGTTGAAGATATCTTCAGTACGGACCCACTAAATAACCCTGAAAGAGATTTAGTTTGTTGGTGGTGTCCACCAGTTAAGTTACTTTGTGGTCAAGAATATTATGAAAATGTAAATGGTTCAGTACCTTCACCAACAGGTGGTGGTAGACCCACACCAACAGGAAATCCAAATGGATTGGACGATGGCCCTACATTTAATTTAAGACAACAAACAGCTGGACAAGCTAAAGGTGGTGGAAAAGGTGGTGGTGGACCAATAGTTACAGGTTGTATATATCAAGCTGGTACAGAATTTATAGAAGCTGACCCATCAAGTCCAACAGGGTTTTATAGGTATGTAATAAATATAACCGACCCAACTAACCCCACCTCACTTTGCTCCTCATGGTATACAAGTTCATGGGTCGTTTCTGGTGGTGGTGGTTCTGGTTCATACACAAAAGGTTGTTGTACAGCTAATAGAGGTGTATATGACCCTAATGGTAGTAGTGGCGGTGGAATTGGTCCTCTTGACCCACAAGGACCACAAGGTCCACAAGGTCCAAATTGTATAGGTAGTTACACAATATTAAATGGTAACGCTATTATAGATGGTAACCCAGTCCCACAAGGTTGTTGTACAGAAAGTTTAGTTGGTGTACCAGTTAATTGGAATACTAACACTAATACTTGTGAAGTAATAACTCCACCTTCACCTTGTGATAATAGTAATATAAACATATCACCAGCAGGTATCGTACAAGGTATAACAACTGCTGAGTGTTGTAATGAACAGGTTGTGGGTAACCCAGTCAATTGGACTGGTACAAAATGTGTTTTAGCGGCAAGTCAGTGTGTTATTGTTAGTATAGATAACCAAAACATTACCAATCCAGAATGTTGTTCAAGAAGAGGTGGTGCTATATCTGTAGATAATTTAGGTAACACTATTTGTACACAAGTAGTATCACCAAACACATGTCCACCTTTCGAATTTGTTGAAACAACAATTACTAATGCGAGTGGTAACTCCGTATTACAAATAGAGGCGGTAGATTTAAATGGGTTACCACTTCAACAAGATTGTTGTAAAGATTATTTACTAGAACAAACTGGTGAAGTATTTGAATGGGATGGTACAAAATGTTTTAGACAAATACCTATAACATATGATACTTGTAGATATGAATTAATAGAATCTTCTTATGGTATTTTTTATAGTGGTTTAAATACAGGTAATTATCACCCTAATGGTGATTTAGGTATTAATAGTTTAGGAGAAAAAGTTTACTTAACTATGAGTAAATTAATAGTTAATGGTGTGGATTATTTACAATCATCAGTTTCACCACCACAAACAATACTAAACGCTCCAGCAGCAGACCCAAATAATTGGAATTCGGTATTGTTTATACAGAAAACATTAAACGATTTTAATATAGATACGATAAAGGCACAATTACCTAGTACACCTATTAATATCACCCCATTCGGTGATATACCTAACACAGAAATGTATCCTTCCCCTGGTTTTACTAGTCAAACAGGTGTTGGTTCTGATTACGGTTTCTTTATAATAAAACCGACTACCAGAATGTATTTACGGTGTTCAAAAAACCTACCAACACCCAATAAGCACTTGTTATACAGTAACGAGTGATGTATATGGTGACGAACCTACACAGTGTTACCCATTCCAAATAGACGGTATAACATATGAATAATAAAAACAACATATAATGGCTCAAGAAGCAGGAGGAGGTAAAGGTGGTGGCGGACCAGAAATGGTGGGTTGTACAGACCCAACAGCTTTAAATTATAATGGGTTCGCTACAGTATCATGTGGACCAAACGGACCTTACCAACCAGATTTAGGTGGGATACTAACTTCTGGTTGTTGTCAGAAAAACAATACAACACCAGGTGGTGGAGGTGGTGCTTTAGATTTAGATGATTTAAGTGGTAACTCTGGTGGTTCTGGTAATAGCTCAAATGATGATGATGATGATGTCATAGATTTAAGTCCAATACTATGCCCAACAATAGCAGAGATGATAGTAACCACAGGTGGTGTGGTATTAGATTCACAAGGTAATAATTTATCACCAGAATGTTGTGATACACATACAACAGGAATGCCAGTCTCATATATAACTAATCTAAACGGTAGGGGGGCCTGTATGGTTACTAATGAATCAAACCCTTGTCCTACAATTAATGAATTAAGTATTAGTGGTATAGACCAACTAACGATTATAGGTATAGATAACCCAGAGTGTTGTAATCAAAATGTTGTTGGACAACCTGTTTCATGGGTTGCTAATGGTTTAGGGGGTCGTGGTGATTGTAAATTAGTACCCCAAAACACAACTTGTTTTTTCGATAGTATATTTTTAAATCCTTATTTAGCACCAAATTTACCACCAACAACTAACATACAACAAGTTATTGGTAGTTTAAATGGTATATCAACCGCTTTAAATCAAGAATGTTGTACTAATGATGTGGCCGGTTTTCCAGTTCAATGGAATGATGGTTTAGGTATTTGTCAAACTGTTACTGAAGATAATGGTGTTAATGACCCAAATAATATAACTATATCATTAAACCAAGAATTAATATCACCAAAAGAATGTGATGATTTATTAATATCAGTAAAATTATTTTTTAAAGAACCGACACAAGAATGTGTAACAGACGTAATAACAGCATCAATCTTACCAACCCACCCACTTATAACTGTTGAACAATTAGGAATCTTTACTTCTGACACAGATGGGTTTAATAGTTGGGTTGATTTAGGTTGTAGATTAATCAATGTTAATAACAACTCTTTCAATTTAGATGTTTTTATTGCAGGTTTGAAGAACTGTTGTGATTACGATATTAGAATAGATAATATTAGAGTTGATTGTTACAAAGAAGAAGATAGAGTATTTTGGGACAACAAAAAATGTCCAGGATTTGAACTACAAAGAGTAATTGATAATAAAAAATCTTGGGTTTATAACCCTGGTACATTTACTGGTGTAACAGAACAAGATAGTATAATAATAAAAGGTGGTGATGATAGTTTAATACAAGGTTTTGGTGTTATCAATAGAACATTCGCACCTAGTCCAGATGCTGACATACCATGGAGGTATACTGATTATTGGGAACAATCTAATATATTAGAACCACACACCAAACAAGTTATTAATAGTAAAGAAATGGAACTTACTTTTAATATGTGTGGGCAATGTTGTGTTGAATATTCACCATGTCCTCCAGGATTTACCTTAAGTGCTGGAACAGCAACTTGTTTTAAGGTATTAGAAGAAAAACAATTCCAAGACGGATGGGGATTTGATTTCCAAGATGGAATACCATATGACTTTATGGATTTTTAAATAAATAAAAAAAGAAATAATATTTATATAATAAAAAATAGAAAATGAAATTAACAGCAAGAACAACAGCGACAGGGGTAACATCAAACAATACCTTTATCCACATTGTTAATACAAATGATACCTCACAAGACCCAGCGGGTTCTTCATATAAGGCTCCTTTATCATTATTGTCACCTATATTTACAGGTGCTACTATAGATTCTTATACAGATAACGCTACTTTAGTAGGTAACACATTACAATTTGATAATAACATTTCAGGGGCTAATTTCTATAGTGTGGACATATCACCTATACTTACAGGAGCTACCGATTCTTATACAGATAACGCTACTTTAGTAGGTAACACATTACAATTTGATAATAACATTTTAGGGGCTAATTATTACAATGTAGACATATCATCCATACTTACAGGAGCTACTGATTCTTACACAGATGGTGTAACACTTAGTGGTAGTACATTACAATTTGATAATAACATTTTAGGGGCTAATTTCTATAGTGTAGATTTATCAACAATTTTAACTGGAGGGACAACTGATTCTTATACAGATAACGCTACTTTAGTAGGTAACACATTACAATTTGATAATAACATTTTAGGGGCTAATTTCTATAGTGTAGATTTATCAGCAATAGCTGGTGGAGATTCTTTCACAGGTAATACATCAGGTGACTGTATAAATGAGTTACATGTAGTTAGATTATATGGATGTCCGGAACTAAACATAATGTCAGATGTTATTATTAATGGTGATTTAACAACAGAAAATTTAACAGTTAATAACACTTTAGATGTTAATGATTTAGGGGTTAGTGGAGATTTAAATGTTTCTGGGAGTACAACACTACAAGGTGTCACATTTAATTTTACAGGTGGTACACAAGGTAATGTATTAACAATAGATAGTGGTGGTAACGCTGTATGGGAAGAACCTTGTTGTTCTGGTTCTACAGGTGGTGGTTCCTTCACAGGTAACACATCAGCAACTTGTATAACAGATTTATATGTAAGTAACGTTTACGGTTGTTCACCAATTACAGTACATAGTAGTGTACAACATAGTGGTTCTACAGCTTCTGGTGAACTAGCTTTCGCTATCGGTGCTTTAACTCAAGCTACTGGTCATTACAGTCACGCAGAAGGGGTAATGACAAGTGTTAGTGGAATGGGTTCTCACGCAGAAGGTTATTTCACAACAGCACATGGTAATGGTTGTCACGCAGAAGGTTCTTACACAGTAGCTAATTCAAATATAGGTTCTGGTGGTCCCGACCCACTCGCCGCTCACGCAGAAGGTTTCAACACTAAAGCTTATGGTTCGGGCTCTCACGCCGAAGGTGGTCATTCTGAAGCATGGGGTATATCCTCACACGCGGAAGGTTTAAGTACAATAGCTAGTGGTTGGACATCACACGCGGAAGGTTGGTCAACAACAGCAAACGGTATTGGTTCTCATGTTGAGGGTAGTGGTAGTACCGTAAATGGTGTTTTCTCTCACGCAAGTTGTGTGAATAACACTGTAGATGGTGATTACGCTAAAGCTGCTGGAGGTCAAAACTCAGTTAATGGTGATTTTGGTTACGCTCATGGTTTTGGTAATGAAGCTGATATTTTTGAAACAGCAATTGGAGCTTATAATGATAGGTCAGTGGGTGGAACTGTTAATCTACTTACTATCGGTAATGGTTCTGGTGTTGGAGCTAGTAGGTCTAACGCTTTTAGGGTTGACTTTAATGGAAACACCTTTAATGCTTCTGGTAATTACCTAGCTGGTGCTGATTACGCTGAATATTTCGAATCAGTAGAAGGTAATGAGATACCAGTAGGTACAGTAGTAGAATTAGTTGGTAGTAAAATAAAAGTTTGTGAAAACTCAGAAAACGCTATAGGTGTGATATCAGCTAATCCAGGTGTAATAGGTAATTCAGATTCTGGAGCGGGTGGTGAATGGGTTGGTAAATATGAAAAAGATGAGTGGGGTACAACTTTATATGAATCCCATGAATTAGAACTACCTAGTAAGGTGGATGAAGAAGGTAATGTAAGTACCAAAAAACATAGAATACAACGTAAAAAGTTATCTAAAGAATTTGATGCTGATAAAGAGTACTTAACAAGAGAAGAAAGACCCGAATGGAATAAAGTGGCTTTACTAGGACAAGTAAGAATACTTAATAAACAAGAAATCCCTAACAAGTGGATAAAAATGAAAGATATTAATGAAAATATCGGTTTATATTTAATAAGATAAAAAATGACTGGTTACACTGGAAATACAATAACAGTACCTGCTGACTTTACTAATTGTACTAGACAAGTTACTTTATTACAATTAGAGGAATATAAAAAGGTGTTCCAAAGTTTTTGGGTGAGAATGATTGAACAATTCGTTCCCGCTACAACAATTTTTGTTTCGGGTGAGAAGTGGTGTAACAATGATGACCTTATATGTACTGAAATAGAAGAATGTGATTTTGATTTCGAATATGTAGATTCTGAAATAACAGTAATTGAATACGGAACAGATTTCGCTCCATCAACAGGAACTACAGTTAATAATTCTGGTGGAGATGTGGGTGAAGAAAATCGCGGTGGTATTGACACCGAAGTAACACCAACAGGTAGACCCAACGATTCTAATGATGGACCAATAAACGATAATGGTATAGTTATACAACCTTTACCGAATGACCCAGGTAATACATATACCGAAAGGGTAATTCAAATAGATAACCCCGTATTAGTGAGAGAGAGAGCTTTTTATGACTCTAAATTAGTACGAGGAAAGGAAAAAATAGTTTTCAGATAATGTGTATATTATGTAAAAAAAAGATTGATAGTCTACCTGTAACATTACCCAGTGAATTATCTAAGTTAGAAGTTGATAGAAATGGTTTAAGTAATGTTTTTAATATTAAAAACGACTTAAATGTTTGTAATGAGGTTTTCAGAAACCCACTTTACACATTAGAAGGGGCAACCAAATCCACTTCTGGTTACACAACAACCGCTTGTAGTGGTATAACAACAGCTAGCACATACACCACTTCTGGTTGTACAGCTGTTTATAATTTATCGGAAGTTGATGATTTTAATTTAACCTTTAATATAACTGGTAATACTCAATATACAGGTTATACAGGTAATTTTTGTTACCACACATTCGATATCCAAGACTTTATTGGTTCAGAGGGTATAGTTCATGGACAAAAATCTAAATTAAGTAATTGTACACCATATTATAAAATAACGGGACACAGTTTAAACGAAACTATAGTACAAGGTGATTTACCACAAAAAGACGCACAATATATATTAAAAGACTTTAATTTATTTAGAACTCAAAAATGTGATGATAAATTTGAGATAGATACATTTAACTTAACAACACAAACAGTAGATGACATGTTTTCAGAGGGTTGGTATTTTATTACGGTAGTAAACCCTAGTAAACCCTTTATGAATACTAACATTAATAATAGTCCGTTAGGTACCGCTAGTTTAAGAACAGAATCGGTAGATTTAGCTGAAGGTCAAACAACAATATTTCAAATAAATGGTACCCCTTTAAACAATAGTTTTATTGTGAACGTAAATGGGGTTCAAATAACTGAAGGTCTTGATTATATCACAATACCAGCTTATGTAGGTATGTTCGAAATAGTTAACGGTGAGTTAGAACCTTTTCTAGATACTGTAACAGTAAGTTACATAAATAATAGTGCTAACAGTGAGGATATATTTAATTTAAATGAAGACTACCTACAAAAAGATAGTTTTATAGTTACAGGCATTACCAACGATATAACTACTAGTGCCTCAACAAGACCATCCATAAACTACAACCCAAGTAGAGATAGACAAGAAATATTATTAAGTTCTCCACTAAAACCACTTAGTGATATTATATTAACGGTTAATGGTATTACACTAACAAAAAATATAGAATATTATCATAGTAGTAGTGATAGTAGAAAATTAATAATGGACCCTAAGTATCCTATTAAAGTTAGAGACGCTATAACCGCTTTTTATCTAACAGACGACAGTGCTGATATGATGGATTTAGGTTTTTATCGGTCATTAAAACCTACAATTAATTGGGGTGTCCCTGAAGATTATGTACAATACCGTAGTGAAGATGGTAATTTTATATTACAAATTACAACACACGATGATATTAATTTTGAATCTATCATTCAGAGTCATGAAGTTGAATTCAATCAAAATAATAGAGTCTACTCTTTTACTTTGGATGAGATGCCAAAAGACTTAGGTAAAAAATTCTTAGTTAGGGTATTCTTTTTTAAAAAATTTAATATATTGTTTAATAATGTTATAACTACCAGAGCTGTTAGTGATACAGCTTCATTTGGTATCAATTTAGAATATGGTAAAAATAGTTATTAATGCAAAATAAAAGTGTTAGAATAAGGACAACACCTGGACAAGAGTCTAATTTAAATATTGAAATCAATCAAGACTTCGATTTTTTAGAAATTCTTAGTCTAAGAATCTCACAAGATGATTTATATAATTCTTTTTGTGCTGATTATGGTGTTTTAGTTGGTAGAGTAAGTACTAATGGTGGCTTCGGTGTCCCTAATGCTAAGATTTCCATTTTCATACCAATATCTGACGAAGACCAAAAGAATGAATTAATTTCAGAATTATACCCATACAAAACTGTTAATGATAGAAATAGTGATGGTTATCGTTATAATTTATTTTTAAGAGATACTACTTGTAGTATTAACACAGCTATAGGAACATTCCCAACAAAAGAAAATTTAACATCTAATGACATTGAAGTAGAAATTTTTGATAAATACTATAAATACACAACTAGGACTAACAATGCTGGTGATTATATTATTTTTGGTGCACCTACAGGACAACAAGAAGTTCATATAGATGTTGATTTAAGTGATATGGGAATTATAAGTATGAGGCCTTATGAACTAATGGAACAAGGTTTCCCAGAAAAATTATTCGATGGAAGAACAAAATTTCGGTCTTCCACAAATTTAGATGATTTAGCGCAAGTAAAATCACAAAATAAAGGTGTTGATATAGTACCTTTTTGGGGTGATGCTGAGGTTTGTAATTTTGGTATATCTAGAGTTGATTTCGATTTAGGAGTGGACATAATACCAACATCCATTTTCATGGGTTCTATTTTTACCGACACAAAGAAAAACGCTTTAAGTAAAAGATGTAACCCCAAAAATGATATGGGTGAACAATGTGAGTTAGATACTAGAGCTGGTGTTATTGATATACTTAGAGTTACTTATGATGATTTTGAAAACCCCATAGGGATAGAAGAATTTACACCATCAGAAGGTAATGAGGTAATAGATGATGATGGTGCATATGCCTACACATTACCAATGTATTATGATAAAGTTGTTACAGATGAGTTTGGTAATTTGGTTAAGTCTTATGAACCAGATAAGGGTATCGCCACAAAAGGTAAGTATAGGTTTAAAATTAAATTTGAAGAAGCTACCGTTATTAGAAAAAGAACCACAGCTAGTTTACTTGTACCTTCCTTAAATAGAATCCATGGTGGTACTTTAGGTACTGAACAACAAAGGTGGACAACAGATATAGCTCAATATTTAGACCCTAATAATGCTAATAATGCAACTGCACCACCAGGACCAACATTTGGTGGAGTATCATCAACATCACCCCAACCACAAGACCCAAATTCACCTGTACCAAGAACGGTAGAAAGTGACTTAGATTTAGACTTTCACACCTTTGAATGGAAACAAGTTTACACCCTATCCCAATTTATGAAAAAATATAAGAGGGGTGGTAATAGATTTAGTTTTGTGGGACCTAAAGGTACTGACGAATGTGAAAATAATAATTATTTACCTTTCACTACAGCAATGAAAAAAGCTAGTTTTATGTTTGCTTTAATTAGTTTATTTATTAAAATTATCGCTTTTGTTATTAAATTCTTAATACAAATAGGTAACTTAAGATTTTGTTCTTATTTTAGATTAAGTGATGGTGCTAAATGTCGTAAATTAATTAATGCTCAACCATTTAAGTTTGTTAAAGAAAATTTAACTATACTTTTCCCAGATGGCTTAGTATTACCGTGTGGTGATAGTGAATACACAGTCTTTTTTACATGTTCAGGTTTTGACGATTGTTTCTGTTCGGGTACAGGTGCTGTTCAAACAGGTTCAGGTACTAGTAGTACACCTTGTTGCCCTAAAGATAATGGTGGTAATTGTGAAACAGATAGGTGTGGTTCTTTTAATGTCATAATACCAACCGAAGCTAATTGTGATGAATTAGATAAATTAGAACAATGGAAGTGTTGTGCTATTTTCCAAGCTGCTAGAGAGTTTAAAGCTATTAAATTTACTTTTTTTGATGCTTGGTTAAATGGTTCAGCTTATTTATTCCCTTTTAAAACAACTGTTAAATACAAAGCTAATGGTACCACTAAATCTAAGTTTTGTGGACCAGGAAGTTCAAATTATGGTGGTGATAATTACGTAAATTTCAACACTCAAAGTAATTATTTAAAAAAGACATGTAGTAAAGGTCAGTGTTTAATTTTGGGTCCTTCAATAGAACCAGCTGATAGAAATTATGTCGGTGGTGTATCACCTACAGGTGGTGTTTTCCAAAATAATAACACCAATATTTCAGTACCATTAAACTCACCCGGTATACCAAACGGAGCACACGATACTAATGAGTTCATTTATTGTAATTGGATGACATCTACTAAGATAGTTAGTTTAGGCCCAATAGAAATGTGTGAAGACGTGTTCGCTGAAATAGCAACATGTATATCAACAAATAACGACTTTTTAAGTAACAACTCAACAACTTTCTGTAACATACCAGATTTAAGACTTGGTGATAAAATTAACCCTTACACTGGTGATAATTTAGGTGACCTAAGTCCTTATAACTTCCCAGCCGTGTACCCCCCAAGTTCAGGAGGAGGTCTTGGTTCACAGCTTGGGGACCAAAATCCACCATATGTAATAAAAGTTGGTACTGGAGGTGAAAGTGGTTTTGATAGACAAGAAACAACTAGAAAACTTGATGAAACATCTTATGTAGACCCCACAGTTGTTTTCTTATATATTATGAGGTTGGAGAATTGTAAGTTTAAAAACTTGTTTATGAGAAAAGATAACGAGTATGATGGTATTGAGTGTCATGAATTCGAACTAAAAAATAATTACCAAGAATTAGCTAGAGAGGTTTGTAAAATTCAAAACGACATTGTGACGGTACCGTATCAAAATAATGACGGTACGTTTGATTTTTCACAACCAGAAGTTTGGGATATTACAGGTATTGCAGACACAATAGACCCAAACGATACACCTGGACCATTTTCTATAGATACTTTATTATACAATAGATACCACCCTAATCAAATCATATCCCCCACAGAAAAACCCACAAACAGTAACGTGATTAACGAAGTACAAGTAGACCCAAGAACCAATATGCCGTATTTTTATTTTGGTTTAAGACCTGGAAAATCAGCAATAAATAAGTTTAGAGAGAAATTTATAGTTCAATAAACAATAAATTAATATTATTGATATTTATTAAAAAAAAGAAAAGTGAGTTATATAGATAAAAATTCAAATATTGTGGTAAGTGCTAGACTTACTAATAAAGGTAGAAATTTATTAGCGAGTGGAGCTCTAACATTCAATACATTTAAATTAGGTGATTCCGAAATAGATTATACAACACTAGGTCCAACCTATGATGTTACAATGGAGAATATAATTAGAGCCAAAGCATTTCAACCAGAAATGAAAACAACCCTACTACCTACTACAACTAGTTTACCTAGTCAGGCAGCTATAGGGTTAACAAATGTAACAGCTTTAGAACTTAAAACAGTAACACAAGCACCAGAATTAGGATTTTTTGAAATACTAACAAGTGCGACAACAACTAGTTATACAGCAAAAACAACAACAGATTATTTACTACAAAGTGATTCAGAAATACCTTTAGCATCTTTAACTGGTTCTACCGAATATGTACCAATCAGACAATCATCAACGTATGGTACTAATACTTACGAACCCTTAATAGGTGATTTCTTATTAGTTAAAATGAGTAATGATGAAATCACAAGTACACAAACAAATGGTATTGTTGAGGAAGAACTAGCAGTACCTTATTTATGGTATAAAGTACAAGATAAAAGTGGTACTTTATCAGCTGATACTTTAACTGTTAAGTTAGATAGGGACTTTGCTTATTTTGGTGGTTATGCAGGAGCTAACACTTGTTGGGCAGCATTCTACCCTAGTAAACCAGATAATTTCACTGATGGTTTATATAGTGCGGGTACAGTTTGGAACCAAAATAATGTATGGTCATACCCTATAGCTGGTGTAGAAGATGGTCTTGGTACTTATGAAACCTTGAATGATTATGGTTCAGAAAACTATATAGGGTCTAAAGA